ACATTGTAACTTCTATAATAATTTAAATGACCAAATAATAGATGGCAAGGATCAGCACATAAAGTTATTAGGTTATTATAATCGAGTTCCTTTGTAGGGTCAACACTTACAGGCACTATATGATGTACCTGTAATTTTTTACCCTTTCCACAAGCAGCACAAGTAGGAAAGTCTTGTATAAAGTTATTTCTAACTTTTCTCCATTGATAAGACCTCCTAAGAGATCTAAATATAGTTAATATATTAAACATTATTTATAAAACTTGTGCAGCTATTAGACAACCTTTAGATACTGCATGTAAAGGGTCGTCTGAATGTTTTACGACTTCAATTTCAAGAGGAAAATCAGATGCTAATAATTTTTCATGTAATTTTTCTACATAACCATCAGCTTTAGAAGTACCTCCAGCAACAACAATTTTAATAGGATGCTTAAATTTAGGTAAGGCTTTATGACCGTCTAATGCAGCACCTAGTTGTTTCGCTGTGTATTCAATCAGTCTTTCATAATAAGAGGATACAGCACTTAAAACAGGATTATCATTAGGCTCACCCACTGTAAAATCTCCGCTTTCTTTTTCAACTTGAACAACACTATCTGGTTCTCCGCTGGCAACAGCACTCATGCGGTCTACCCAATCACCAGATTTGGTTGTGCTAAATACTACAGTTGGTTCGCCATTCAGCATGACACAAACATTAGTCATACCTGCTCCACAACTAATACCTATGCCTGTATAATCAGTATCTTCTAATTCAGCATAACATAAAGCCTCGGCCTCATTGATAGACCTAGCTTCATAACCTACTTCTGAAAGAATATTTTTTACTACATCTTCATGATACCCTACATCAAAGTCTTCATCTTCTTGATCTACTGGTTGTGCAGGGACACAGAAAACTAGTTTTTCGTTTTCTTCGGATGATTCTCCTACTACTTCTTTTAATATGTACGCTAATATTCTTTTAGCATCTTTTTCTTTTACAGATACTACTCCACGATACATAGGGCGACGAGCCGTTTCATTTCTCTCCACTGCTTTTTCTATAGCATCTTTGCCGAGAATGATAAAAGAACCGTCTTCATCTTTGATAAAAACTTTACCCTTTAATCCTTTCTCAATCATTTTATTAGCTACGGGAGTTGATGGTTTAATTACATAAAAAGCATCTCTAAATTCAACAAAATTAATATCATCTCCATCTTGAGATGACATCACAATAAAACTAGTACCTACATCTAAGCCTTTCATATTTAACCCCTCATATTTTTTAGTTTATTAACTGAAGAAGAAATATCATTTTTCTTTTTCGTATTCGTACCTAACTTATCAAATTTTTTCTCTAAACTATTTGTTTTAATATCTTTATCTAAAACAACTTTAGTATCATCTATTTGTATTGATTTAGCTTTTTCTCTTTTCTTCTGCTTATCGAAAAAACTGTTTATTTTTGCGGTTGGCATTTGATTTCCATTGTTTTGCATATAAGCAATTACAAAACCCATAGCAAATACAAGGATATGGGTAAACACCAAAATTGACATAGCAGATAATATATGCATGTTATTCATTTTACAAATCTCTTTTTTTATATCTAACAATAGATATTACACCGATAAATAAAAAAACTCGCCACTAGGACGAGTTTAAAAGGTTGTTAACGCTAATGGTTTTTATACCATGCTTGGATTAATAACTCTTCCTTTTTGTGTTCTTACTACAAATCCAGACCTGACGAGATAAGGTTCTATACTATTTTCTATAGTCTCCATAGAGATACCTGTCATACTGGATAAACTTTTAATGCCAATAGGATTCCCTATATTATTTTTTAATGCTTCCAAATACTTACGATCATTATCGTCCATACCTTTAGAATCAATTCCTTGATTTAGAAATATGTCATCAATAGTATTTGTTTTACCACTATAGAAATGAGTATAACTTTTATACCATTCTAATCGAGCATTTAATATTCTTGGAGTACCTTTGCTTCTCTTGGCTACTTCAACAAGGTTTTCTTCTGTAATACTAAGATTCATCTTACTACAATTCGACCTTGCTAGTTTAGCTAGTTCATCTGGACTATAAAAATGAAGATGCTCTTTAACCGCAAACCTGTCGTAAAAAGGCTGGCTTAAACTACCTCCACTAGTTGTTGCACCTACTAAAGTGAAAGGAGGAATATCGAGGTCTTCTGGTTCTTTATCTAAAACTATACTGGCTTTAAAATCTTCCATAACAGGATACAAAAATTCCTCGACGATTTTTGGCAGTCTATGTATCTCATCAATAAATAAGACTTGTCTATAGTTAATATTAAGTAAGTATCTTGTCATAGATTTAATACTTCTAATAGATGCTCCATTAGCTATTACCAAATCAGAACCAAGTTCGTTAGCAATAGCACAAGACATTGTTGTTTTACCTAGACCGGGAGGCCCGTCAATTAAAACATGAGGCATAGGTTTGTTCTCACTCTTTGCTCCAAAAGCAAATATTTTCAATCTTGTGACAACATCTTCTTGTCCAATAATATCGTCAAAAGCAGTAGGTCTTAAAGTAGCCATTCTATTTTCCTTTCACCCAAAAAATAAAGTCGTTTCGTTCGTCATCAAAAGCAGAATCCAATACTCCTTTGTTGACTAAACTTCCAATTAAATTACTAACCAATCTTCTATTCAAATCGTCCAAAAAAACATGGTAATCATCATCAGATATAAAAAGTACAATTTCTTGATTTGATTTTCTTTTCTTTTTAACAAGATAGCTTTTTATTAGTGTGATGGATTCATTCAGAGGTAATACTTGATTAAGTTCTTCTGTTGATTCTTGATTTTCGTCTAGAGACTCTGCTTCTAGCATAGTCATCTCAATGTCTTGTTCGTCCTCTTTATTTCCAAAAGAACAGTAGACGAGTTTTCTGCTCCAATCAACAAGCTGATCTAAATTTTGAATTTCTAACATTTTTTCCCGTGACATTACCTACTCCTAATTTAGTATATCGAACAGTCCTTTGTAATAAGAAGGCATTTGCAAAAAGTAAGAAGCATGTGATTGTATGTGATTAGTATATTCTAAATTCAGTTTGTCTACAACAAAATGTTTTTTCTTCCAGATAGCTTCGTCGTAATGATTACTTCCAAGGTACATGAAAAATTGCTCTTTCGATGCACCCTTGGAAGCATCACTCACAGGAAACTTTTTGGACGGGTTGACTAACCAAGTGTTCTCATCCTCTTGCACTATTTCTTCTATAGCCTTTTTAAGCCATTTCTCCCACGCTGACCAATCTATATTATATTTCTTTGAATTTTCTGGGTATCCATAATCATTATATTCTGGATAGTAATTATGTTCATCGTCATCATATTCGTTGTATTCAGGATCATTATTATTAGTTGCCATAGTTCACACCCTATAAAAAGAGAAGGCTGCGGGGAGAGATGAATAATAAATATATTATACCCCACAACCCCCTCTTAGTCAAACTTAAAATTCTTCATCGTCTTCATCTTCTTCAAACTGATCCCAGTAATCTTCATCATACTCATCATAAACCGTTGAGTATTCATCATCATCAACGTAAGAGTCTGCTTCAAACTCAGCCTTATAAAGAGGCTTTGGCAATTCTCCCTGATAAAGACCGACTACTTCATATTTGCAAGTGCGAAGTTTTTCACAGTTGCAATCACTAGGGACGCTAACAACATCTTCAGGATTGATTTTAACAATCACAATATTATCACCAGCATCCACGCTGCCATAATTTGCAACATAGTTTAATGCTCCAGCATGAAGTCCAGCAGAACATCCTCTGCCTCTATTGTCGTCTACCTTTGCTCGACGCATTTCGCATACTTGACCAACTTTATTGTCGAATGTTCCTTTCCACTTGTCTTTAAAGTCGCTGTTGACTGCTTTGTAGGCAAGAAAGCAACCGTCTTCAGTAATAGGAAGATTCTCATGCTCCAAGAAGTCATACAGTTCTTGCTGACTCTGCATACTTGGATTCTCCATAAGATTTTCTAAGAATTTTACAAGAGGCTGGAAAGGTAAACCTTTGCTCATAAATTCTATAATTCTCTTACTGATACTGCCGTGAACTTCTTCACCTTCAAACATCACCTTGCCATTTACGATTGATACTTGCCCGTCACTAAAAGTAGCAACAGCTTTCTCAATGTCTACCAGTTCTAGCAACTCATCTTCTGTTGCTGTTGGTAATGCTGCCAGAATCAACTTGTAATTAGTATGATCTGGAATTACTTGGTGAGCCTTATTCTTTAAGATCACCGTTAAGTTGCCATCAACCCACATAAAAGGAACACTCATAATTAAACTCCTGTGATAAAAACCTTAAACCAAATTTCCTACTGCTGTTCTCAGTTCGCTGAGTTCAACATTATCAAACCATTTGTCTCGACCATAGTAACCATTGTTGTGAATATC